CCCACCAGACCCCCCACCCCCAATCAGCACAAGCCTGATGTACTGCGCCCAGCTTTGCTTGCTGAACGTGCCTGAGCCCGAAGTGAGCTTCGTAACCTTGATCTGAGATGCTGCGGTCATTGGCTGATGACGATCACGATGCCCGCCCCTCCTGTTCCGCCTGCTGCAGCAGCGCCGCCTGTGATGGATGCGCCGCCGCCGCCTGCACCGCCTCCGGGGAAACCACCAGCGCCGCCAGCGAAAGCCGCTGTTGCGTTGGCACCGCCACCAGAACCACCAGCGCCCGCAAAACCAAGAGGCGCAGTGCCTCCTGGAAACGGCCCTACACCTACGTTTGTACCGCCTGTTGCAGCGTCAAGCCCAGCAGCGCGAGATTGTCCGCCTGCGCCGCCCGCATTGTAGGCTGGTGCCGTTGTTTTGCCACCGCCGCCGCCTCCTCCGCCACCGCCCATAATTGACGCGCCGCCAGCAGTGCCTGCCGCGCCTGCATTGCTTGCGCCACTTCCGCCACCACCACCCAAATTGGCCTGCGCCGTTGCCGCGCTGCTAGCGCCAGCAATGCCTCCGTTGTTTCCAGCCGTGCCACCTGTGCTAGTCGTTGCATCACCGCCAACACCAGAAAGCCCCGCCCCTCCACCGCCAGCGGACGCTGTGGATGCAGAGCCACCAGACCCACGGCCACCGCCATAACCCGTCTGCACCGTGGTCATCACGTTGCCGCCGAAGGTAGAGTTCCCGCCGCCGCCACCGTTGCCGCCACCTGAGCCGGAGCCCGCCGTTCCCGCCGTCCCGCCAGCGCCTACGCTGTAGGGCTCCGTGGTGCCGAGATCAGCCGCATCGTAGAGCCGCTCGACGCGAGAAGCGCCGCCGCCGCCGCCGCCGCCAGAGACTGCTGTAGCCGAAGCAGCCGTATCACCGCCACCTCCACCTCCACCTCCGCCGATGGTGGTGACGGTGACGATCTTGGCCCAACTGGGCTTCGTCCAGTTGCCGGATCCAGACGTGAAGATTTGAACGTCAATGCTCATTCTTCGGGTTCCGGCTGTGGCTCCGGTGCGGGCGCGGGAGTAACCTCACCTGTCGCCAAATTCATCGTGTCGCCAATGTTCATGGGCGCAAGCGGGCGCACGGCCAGATAGGTAAACTCGCGCGGCGGCGGCTTGATCTCATAATTGGCAGGCGGCGTGGGATCAGGCTCGCCAAATTCGCAAGTGATGTACCGCCCATATCCAGGCCAGTAATCCTGCGGGTACGGATCGTTGACGAGGATGCCGTTCAGCTTGACGCCATTCTGATCGAGAACAGCATAGCGAAGTGCAGTCATGTCTTGGTCACTTTCAGTGTCAGAACCACGTTGGTGATGGTAGAGCAACTGTCCACGTTGAAATACAACACATTGCCCGCCGCAATTGACGTCGTCCAGCCCGTCAAGGTCGAACTGTTGCCTTTGTTGCTGGCTGAGATCGTGGGCTTAGCCGAGCCCGTAATTGTATCCGCTACGGTCGGCGGGAAATTGGCGTAAGTATCCTTCCAGATGTCAATGACAATGCTGCCCGATACATCCGCCTGAAGCGTCCATTCATTGATGGTGCAGTTGAATGGGATGGTCAGCCCTACGCCCGCAATGCCCGTGGTGATCACCGCGCCGCCGCCGTTGATTGTGTAGCCAACGGCGGCGGTCGAAATGTTATCGAGCCCGGTAACGACATGGTTGGCGTCCCACGCAACCGCGCCGGTTGCGCTAAACGAGCCGTCAGCAGGCGTAGAGTGCGTTACGACAACAGTCATGCGAGGAACTTCAGCTTGTAGATCGTGGTGTAATAAAGCCCGACAATCTCGTCGATCACGTTCTGAAGCGGCGTGCAATCCTTGTTCACCACGTCATAACGGGTTTTTTCGATCTGTTCCGCCTGCCGCTCAAGAAATTCCAGCACGTTGCTGGACTTGTCCGCCGACATGAGCGCGACGGGGCCAATCAGGCCATACTTGCCCTGATACATCTCGGCAAACTTGTCCGCGAGGTCGATGATCTCGTCGTAAAAGCCGCCAAGCGCCTGGTGCTTGGCGAACGACCGCGTGTTGAGGTGCGCCGAGTGCGTCACGTCACGCGCGAGGAACAACATACCCAGAAACTTGTCGCAGTTGCTCATACGGGGGCTCCTTCAGGCGCCATAGGCATTTCGCGCGGGGTTTCGGACGGCTGCGGCATCAACGGTCGCCCGTTGGAAATGTCACCTGTCTCGATGGCAGCCGCGATGGTGCCCATGACAATGTCCTGTATCTGTTCGGGCGTCATGGCCTGTTGCACGGCGCTGATACGCTTGGTCTCGGCGTCATACGCCTTGATCTGCAGTTCCTGGGCCTCCATCGAGTTCTGGATGTTCTCGACCATGCCCATGGTCTGGTTCAGTTGCTGGGTCAGCGCCTCGACCATCTGTTCGGCGGACTGCAATTCGGGCGACTTGTCGTCTTCCGCCAGCACCTTGGGGTCGATAATCTTCTTGAAGCGGGCCGCCATCTCCTGCGCGCCCGGCCAGTCCATGTTTTTGATAAACAGGTCGCCGGCCACCTGCCACAACTGCGGGCTGGTCTGGAGGATGTTGGCCATCGCCTCGACCGCTTCCTGGCGCTTGGTCAGGTAGCTCGGGCCTGTGGTGATGACGACGTCGTAAGTGCCGACCGTCGGGTTGTATATCTTCTCGACCACATTGCCCGCCTCATCGACGATCTTCTTGACGGGCTCCTGCTGCTGCGGGTTGATCTTCGCCATGCCGACCTCGCCGTCGAGGCCGATGATCCGCGCGATGCGCTCCGTGTCGTAGATCTTGGGGATCATGTCCACAAGCTGGCGCGTGATGTGGCGGATGGCGCGGCCGAGGTTGTCAACATAGTGGTAGGTGCCCGTGTCGCCTTCCTGCACGCGGGCCATGATGGCCTTGCCGGAGCGTTCGTTGCCTTGCTGCCCCAGCGAGGCGTTATACTGCCCAGTGGACGACTTGATGTCCTCGGCGGCGCCCATCTTGGCCTGTATCAGGCCCGTCTGCGCCATGGGCGGCTGGGCACGCTGCGGAAGAGGCAGGACATTGCCAGCACCGTCGGTCACATCCGGGTTCACTTCGAGGTACGGCCAGTTGGTCGTGTTGGCCGTCTTCCACTGCATCTCGTAGCCTTCGAACTGGCCGCCATAGGCAATGAACGGTGCCTTGGGCGCCAGAGCCAGCATCTCGGCCTCTTGGCTGGTCCAGTAATTGTACATGCGCTGCGCGTCCTTGGCGTTGCGCACCAGACCGGAGACGTACAGCCGGCCGTCCACCTCGAACTCGTTGCCGATGACGCGCACGACCGGAATGTACTTGCCCGGCCACTCGCGCTCGTCGAGAATTTCGTACCCGTTGGTCTTGAGCCACATGACACGGCGACGGTCCACCGTGCGGGTGCGCAGCGGCTTGCCGAACATGGCCTTGAGTTGTTCGTTCTGCGGGGTCTTGTCGAAGGCCGTGACGTTGCCCGGATACAGGTTCAGTTTGGCCTTCTGGTGGTCAATGTAAAAGTACTCGGCAATGCGGACGGTGTTCTCGCTGATCCACTGGCTCAGGGACTGGTCGCCGATGCCCTGCGCCATGATCGAGGTGATGGGCGCGGCGTCGGGGAACGTGCGCTCAAACTCTTCCTTCAGCATGTCCTGCGTGATGAAGCACCACTGCGCGTCGGACCCGCAAGGGTCCTGGATCGTCGGGTCCATGTAGACGCTGAAGGAGTTGCGGACGCGCCCGATGCGCAAATCCTGATCAAAACTGTCTTCTCGTGCGTATTCTGTCAGGATGCGGATGTAACCTTCGCCGTAGGTCACCTGGTTGTCGCACGCGGTGTCGTAGGCCACGTCGGCGTCGGACATGTACTCGATGTGCCGGATGATGCCGTCGAAGACCTCGGCCACCGCCACGTCCGCGCGGTCGTCGGCGGGGATGACCTTGCCGCTGGGCCGGTTCTGACGCTGCTGGTTGGTCACCTGCCGGACGTGCTGTGGCAACTTGTTGATGGTCAGGCAGGGCCTGGCGTTGATGGTCTGGCCCTGCACCGAGCCGCGGGTCGCCAGCACGTCAGCCGGCCACTGCCACTGGTTGTCGGGCGAGCCCGCCATGAAGCGCAGGTCGTCCAGTTCGTCCTCGCGGCTCTCGCCCAGCGCGGCGATGGCCATGGTGTAGCGCGAGCGCATGGTCGCCAGCAGGTCGGCCTTGTCGGTGCCCCCGTTGGCGACGTTCGCCGCGCCTGTCAGACCGTCATCGGCCATTACTTGCCCTTCTTGCCCTGCGCCTTGCGCATGACGTTGTATGCGATGGCCAAAGACTGCTTTTTCGGCTTGCCGGCGGCCATTTCAGCCTTCAAATTCTTGCGGAAGGCCCCTTTTGAGGCTGATTTGACCAGCGGCATGTCACTTGCCCTTCTTGACGCGCTTCATGCCGGGCAGTCCGCCGTAGCCGGACAGTGACCGCTGGGCCGTTTTGGCTGATTTCTTGAAGTCTGCGGCGGTCGGAGCCCCCTTGGACCCCGGTTTCCGCATCTTTTCGCCCGATCCGGCGGCGATGCGGGCTTTCTTGGCGTGAATGTTGGCATAAAGTCCGGGTTTCTTGGCCATTTTAGCACTTCCACCGTCTCATAGAGGCTTTCGCCCGTTCTGCGTTCTTCGACTTGGCGACCACGCCGCCCATCCGGGCGCAGAAACTGGCCTTCCGGCCCTTGTCCGCAGCCGTCTTGGGCGAAGGCGCGGGCGGCTTCAGCTTGCTGCCCGTCGCCTTGTTGTACTTGGCACGCCCCTTGGCCGTCAGCCCGGCACCCTTGCTGACGGGCAGCTTCTCGCCACGGCCTACGGCCAGAGAGACGCTCTTGCGGGCCATGTTACAGGCAGTGAATGACTGCGAAGTTCAGCACCACGGCCTCGGACAGGTTGCCTGCCGAGATGTTGCGGAGCACAAACGAGCATGAACCCGCCGAATGGCCTGAAACCCAGCAGTTGTATGTTACGTTCGACGCCACGCCGCCAGCCACGTTGACGATGATCACGTCCTTGGCACTGATCGTGCTGTTGGTCAGCGTGAACGACACGTTGGTCGTTGCGTTCAGCGTGGCGTTGCTCATCGTAATCTGGCCCGCCGACTTGTTCAGCGTGACGCCCGTGGACTTGTCAGTCAACTGCGTGACCGTGCCTTGCGCGGCGGCGGTGTAGCCGAGTTCGTCGGTCGCGTAGATGTCAACGCCGCTGATGAGGTCGGCGCCGGAAATGTCCTGGTCTTCATACGCCACGCCAATCGGTTTGGTATTGCCCATTGCTATGATCCTAGCCAAGAGGTTGAAATACTAGCCTGACCATAAGCCTTGCGCGGCGTCCTGTCAACGCGCTCGCCTCTGGAGGCCACGGGGAACGCGAATGTAACGGCAATCGCGTCCGCAGCGTCGGGGCTTGCGAGCCCACGGGCTTTCATCTCCTTCTTGCCTTCGAGGTAGATCGTGCCCTTGCTGTCCGGCTTCATCAGCGGCGAAATCAGGTCCGTCTTCAGCACCCGGTCGGGCGGGATCGACGCGCTTTTCAGCCATTCCCGCATGGCTCCCCACATCTCGGCCCGCTTGTTGCCGTACATGACCGGCTTGCTGCTCTTAGACCCAAAGTTCACCCCCTTGACCTTGTACCGCTGCTCCTTGAGCCGGTCCACGACGCCTGCGCCTAGGCCCCCCTCGTCGATCACGACCATCGTCGGCTGGAACTCCTCCATGGCCTCGATGACGCGGCCTACGACTTCCATGGTGTCGTCACCACGGTATCGGCGGATTGCCACGATGTCCCGGCCTTGCCGTACCGCGATAACCGTAGCGTCGGCACCGAAGCGTGCCGGGTCCACGCCGAGGACGACAGGAGCCGAGGCGTCCTTATAGCGGGGTCGTTCCATGGCGTCGTCGACGAGATGGATGGGGATGAACTGGTCATCTCCAGCCGAGGGAAACTCACCGTAGACTTCAACATGCGCCTGAGCGCTGTCAGGCCCGTATTCCTGGATGATTTGCTCATAGACCGCCTTGTCCGTTCCTTCGACCGTGCGGGCGTCCACGGTCTTGTTGCGCCAGAAGTCCCGCTTGGCGTTGAACGCCTCGTAGAAGTAGCCCGTGTTGCGGCGGGGGTTGGAGAACGCCATCCAGAAGCGGTGCGGCGTGTTCTCGGTGAAAAAGCCCGCCGCGACCTGCCAGATGGCGTCGGCGATGCCCGAGGCTTCGTCGAAGATCAGCAGCACGCCGTCGAAGTTGTGGACGCCCGCGTAGGCGTCCGGGTTTTCTTCCGACCACAGCCGGCCCTCAACGCCCCAGTAGCGCGTGCCCTTCTTCAGGTCGCGCTCGACCAGTTCCGCAATCCACTTGGCGGGCATGACGCGGGTGGCCGAGACCTCGAACCAATGGCTGTTCAGGGCCAGTGCCATCCACTTGGTGATTTCGGCCCAGGTGATGGAGCGCAACTGCGTCTCGGAGTTGGCCGACACGATGGTCGTGGACCCAATGCGGGTGGTCAGCATCCAGATGACGAGCCATGAGACAAGGGCCGACTTGCCGATGCCGCGGCCGGAGGAGACGGCCATGCGGAACACGTCGAAGTCCACCTTGCCGCCGTTCTGCTTGATGTGCGCCGTCAGATCCTGCAGCACCTCGCGCTGCCACCGGCGCGGACCGGAGAAGTGCTCCAGCGGCGTGCCGGGCTGGCCCCACGGAAACAGGTAGAGCACGAACTTGTACGGGTCGTCCTTGAGGCTGGGCGACCACAGGGTCGCCATCAGCGTCTGCTCGTCGTCAGCGCTGTAAATCGGGGTCTGCATGTATTTCCGTGGCGGCCAGTTCAATGACGCGGTGCTGCGCCTGCTCCAGCGCGGCCGTGATGCTGATCTTCTGGTCCACCGTGACCTCGATGGCCTGCTTGGCCGCCCAGCCGTGGGCGTAACGCAAGACCTCAAGCGCCGCCTTGCTGTCGCCCGCCCGCGCGGCGTCGTGCAGGACGGTGGCCATCTCGTGCTCGCCGTCGGCGCGGCCTTTCTGCTCGGCATACTCCGCGATGGGGTCCATCTGGCAGAGCCTGCGGTATTCGGTCGGCGTCATGCCTGCGGCGAGGGCGAGGGTGTCGCCCTTCAGCCCCAGCTTGGCCGCCGCATAGATGGCCTCCAGACGCGCTTCGGTGGCAGTCAGCGGACGCGGGTCGTATGGGAGCGAGTGGAAGGTCACTTTTTTAGTGTTTTGCGGCCTGCAAAAGCTTTTCCTTTGCGGCGGGCCATCTCTTTTTTGGCTTCTGCTACCTGGGCGGCGTACAGCATATCCGAGGCTTTGTAGGCTTTATTGCTAGAAGCAATTTTTTTTTCGCGGAACAAACGCTCTCCCATATTTGCGGCGACGTTTGATGCGTCAGAAGCAGTCATCACACGCGCCATGGGCGTCTTACCGCGCACATACTGCTGCGACCCGTCAGGGTTCTTGGTGGTCTTGAGCTTCTTGGTGCCGCTACGCGGCATAGAACCCTTGGGCATGGTGCGTCTCCGATTGACTGAGCGGAATGTAACATGGGGCCGTGCTGCAGGAAATAAAAAATTTTTCTTGTGGCCCTTGGCCTCGGCAACAGCAGCCGCGCTCGGCCCTGCCCCCCCTCCCCTCTGAGCACTCGCAGCAAAATGCTGCACTGCACCAATCTGCTAGCATGGTAGCAGGCTAGTTTAGCTAGCATGCTAACATGTTAGTTGCTGGCATCGATGCCTGGCGGCTGTGTGCTCTTGGACCTTTTGACCTAGCGTCAAGCATGGGCACTATGGGCAACGCCTGGAAGCGCCAGCTATCGGCGCCGGCGTGGTGCGGCAGCTGTCGATTGAGCGGCTGTCGATCGAGCGGCTGTCGATCGAGCGGCTGTCGATCGAGCGGCTGTCGATCGAGCGGCTGTCGATCGAGCGGCTGTCGATCGAGCGGCTGTCGATCGAGCGGCTGTCGATCGAGCGGCTGTCGATCGAGCGGGGTAGCGTTTGGGGTATTCTTGGGGCATGTTTGGGGTAGTCCAAAAAGCTCAGAAAACCAATAACGACGCGGTGATGGGTAATATGGGCAATCGCAAAACGCTATGCTTATAGACTACAGTTATTCACAATCTGTGAAGATATTACAGACTTTGGACTATCAGAAAACCATTACCCATATTACCCATATGCCGATGGCATAAGGCTTTTGCCGCTCTTACGATTGCCCATGTCATTACCCAAGCAATGCCCCAACGACTACCCCAAAACAAAACGCGCGGCAATTGCCGCGCGTTTGCTTTCTACGCCATATGGCGTAGCACGATTATAAGACGCGCGTCAAGCGCGCTCAATCGCCTTGAAACGATAGTTCGGTCCGTACACAATCCGCCATTCGTTTCCGCCGGCGGTCCAAACGCGGATGACGTCGCCGCGCGACTTCTTTGCCTCGACCGGCGTCGACGTGCCGCGTTTGGCAAATTCGGCGCCGGCCATATAGGCAAGCCAGGCGTCACTGGACCACAGATAAGGATTGTCAATTTCGGTTCCGTTGTAGCCTTCCAAAAATTCTGCGGTAAGCATCGCTCTGTTTCCTTGTGTTGTGTTGACAGTATGTGAACTCTCTCACACCCGCGTCATGCCGTCAACTATATTTTGTCATTGACATGATGTGGGCAAATCATTATTCTCAGGGCGTCAACGCAAGAGAGGAAACGACACTATGACACTGGAACAGTATGAACAGCGCGCACGCGCGATTGATACATGGGCGCGCGAACAATACAAAGCGCGCAAGCTGACGGAAAACCAGATCGAACGCGCCGTCGAACGCATGTTTGATGCGCTTGATGATGAATACATGGGCCCATGCATCGATCGGGTCCAAACGGCCGCAGACTTTTATTTGGAGGAATAGAGCCTAGACGGCCGCCGGCAAGCCCGGCGGCTCACTAGACCCTAACCAAGAGAGAGGAAACAGCATGAACTATTACACAGGCGATAGCTACTGGTACGCGTACGGCTACACGTCACGCGTCAAGGCCGAAATTGCCCTCGAGATTGCCTATAGCCGCGGCGACGTCATGCCCGGCGAAAACCCCCGCGTTGAACAGTACCGCACCACAACGGGCGCCAAAGCCTACGGCATCCGCGTCAACTAGGACCTAGCCAACGGGCGGCAAGCCGCCCGTTCACTAGACCCTAGTCTAAACTCAACCTGAAAGGAAACGACACTATGAGAAAGCCAATCAAGTTTAAGACGTCCTACGCTAACGACGTGACGCGCAAGGGCGAGCTTGCAGCACCTAAGCAGTTGTTCGGCGATTGCAGCCGCTACGCCGTGGCCCCCGTGCATTCGCGCTTTGACGCCGTGCAATGGTTTGTATGGGATGCGGAAACGAATTGCCCCGACACAAGATTGCCTGAGGTCATCCGAATTGAGCCCACGCTGGCGCAAGCGCTTGCGGGTTTATCTGAGTAGGCTCTAGCCAACGGGCGCCGCGCGTTCTATCGCTTGACAACTAAAGCTTGACGGGCGGCTACGGCCGCCCGTATACTCTTCACGCAATGTCAACTAAGGGAAACGACACCATGACCAAAGTCTATGACCAGCATCGCGCCAGCTTTCCGCATGTTTCCGCGTTTGTCATCATGCGCGGATCAAAGCAGGTGGGCTCAATTGCGTTCAAGTTCCCGCGTGACGGAGCGGGGCGCTTGTACGCATACATCCACTGGTTCGGCGTACACATGGTGCGCGGTTATGCTGGTGGCTATGGCTATGACAAGAAGTCCGCCGCATGCTCGAGCGCCGCGCGTGCCATGCCTGCGAGCCTGCCAGACGGCTATGAGGACGATGGCAGCTATACCGCGTTCAAGGCCGCCATATCGCAGGACGACGGTCACGAATGGCACAGCCATTTGCGCAAGTTCGGCTTTGACGTGCTGCAGGCGGTCTGATCATGACACTGGATCAATTCGCCCGCGAATATGCCGCGCTAGTCAATATTCCGGCCAATGCCTGGGGCCAGCACGTCCATCCGGTATATGGACGCTCTGACGTCATGCTGTACCGCATGGTAAAGAAATTTGGTAGCGCCGCGGCACACGCTGCCATTGACGCCGCATTTGCCGAGCGGCGGCCGTCATGACCGCCACCCTTTACCTCACCCTGCAGCTCGCCAAAGTCGCGCTTGTGTGCGCGGGCATCTATGCCTTCACCTACACCATGCTCGCCATCTGACGGGGAACTTGACCGCCGGCGCACCATGCGGCGCCGGCGTGCGGGCAATCCCGCCCGGAGGAAACACAATGGCCTATGTTTATGTGCCGGTCACGATCGGCGTTTACCGCGGCGACGTCCATTTGACGGACTTTGATTGCGAGGCCCGCGTTGACTATGAATTGCCAGACGGGCCGTCTGGCGTTCTGGGTTGGGACGTAACGGGCTTTTACTTCACGTCCAAGCACAACGGCAAGCCGGTCTATACCGAGATCGGCAAAACCGACGCCCTTTGGCGCGACCTTTATGACCATATGGACCGCGAATGGATCCACGATCAGGCCCGCGAAACGCTCGCGGCCGACGGCATCTGCAATCTGTACCTGGACCCCGACGCATGACGCGCCCCCAGTATGACGCGCGCGGCCTAGTGCCGGACCCTGACCGGGTCGCGGACGCGCGCCACGTCACGCGCGACCCGGACACTGACGAAATATCATGGCCGCCGTCACGCATGGCGGACGTGCTGCGTGAACTCAAATTGATAGAGGAAAAAGACCATGACACATGACTACACCTACCTGCGCCAATTGCCCGTGCAAGATCTGCTCGACCGCGCGCACCGCGGCGCTTGGACGGGCCCGGAGGCGCACATGATCCGCGCGCTTGCCGAACGGCTCGAAGAGCACCTCAACGCCGTTGCTGATTACGACGCCGTCAATGACGCTCTCATGGACGCAAACCAACGCGCGGAAGACCTTGCAGAAGAGGTTTCCGAATTGGAGCGCGCCCGCAACGAATGGCAGTCCATCGCCGAGGCGCTGAACGGCCGTGTGAAGGCGTTGACCTATTGACCCCCAACCGCGCCTATTGGGCGGCCCATTGCGCCGCATTCAGTGACGGGCACCTGCTCCGCTTCCTGACCGCCACCGAACGCCTGCAGGACCGCTACGCGGTCGCGCAACAGGTCGCGGAAGCGGAAGCCCGCCGCCGCAACCTCATCAAAGAAAAGGCCCCCGTCACCGGGGGCCAGTCAACTCAGGGGAGGAAACAGCCTTGACCTATCACGAGCCGGCCATTGACGCAACAGAGATTGAACAGCGCCTGTGCGCGTACCTGGACGAGCTGGTCCGGCTCGCCGGCGGCCCGCTGACCGTCTGGCGCGTCGCCCGCGTCGCAATGGAACGCCTGCGGCACGCCGCCGCCGCGCCGCTCGACGAGCCGGTGACACTGCCGACCCTCCGGCCCGAGGCGGTGCTGACGGCCGTCGCCGAGGCCCATGGCCTGACGGTGGACGACCTGCGCGGCCCGTCACGCGGGCGCAGGATCAGCGCCGCCCGCCACCATGCGGCATGGGAACTGCGCCAGCGGCGGCCCGACCTGCCGCTGGTCAAGATCGGCGCGCAATTGAACCGATGCGACCACGTTACCATCATCAACAGCCTGCGGCGGTTTCAGATGTTCATCATCACGGGCCAATACGCGACAGAGCGCGCCCAAGTGGAGCGCGCCCTGTCATGCTGATCCTGATCGCTGTTCTGCTGGCGGCCCTTGTGGCTGCCTGGCTCGACCTCTAGCCCTTGACTACCGTCAACCCCGGACCTGCGGCGTGCTCGACCATGCGCCGCAGGTCGCTTTTCGAGTAGGTGCGTGTCATGTCCTCGCGTGCCCAGATGTTCTTTTTCGTCTGGAACTCGGCCGATTTGACCGCGCCCAGGTCGATCCAGCCGGCCTCTTTCAAACCATGCAGGAACGCCGCCTGCGGGATCTTGACGCCGCCGGGCGCACCCTGCTGCAGTTGGTTGCACAGCCGATAGAACGGCGATGCAATGACGCCGGCGGCAAATTCAGGTGATGGGCGCAGCACCTGCTCAATCACATAACTTTCGGCCATGCTGCGGCCCGTCTCGATCAGGCGCGTGCGGTAGTCCGTCCAAGGCGGCATCGCCTTGGGATTGAACGCGGACACGTTGCGCATCTTCAGCCACCGCGCGACCGCCACCAGCCCGCCGCCCTTGTACCAGTCCCAGAGCGCCGCGGCATCGGCCTTATCCATGCGCGGCGCATAGGACCAGATGCAGAACCAGCGCCGGTCCTGGCTGGGCAGCGTCAGCGGCACCGGGTCGTTGGTGAACGCGAGCACGAACAGGCGATTGACCATGTCATACGGATGCAGGCCCTTCCGCTCGATGGTCAGCGTGTCCGGCGGCGCGGCGATGATCGGCTTCAGATGATTGGACAGCGCGCGGCGCTCGCCGGCGTCCGGCTCCTTCAGTTCATTCAGGATCAGGATCTCGCTCTCCAGCGCGTAGCCCCAGCGCGAATTGATCCCCTTGGCGTCCACCAGCCCCCGGTTTCGCAGGTTCGGCCCGCACACGGACCAGATGAACGGGAACCAGAGCGTGTCCTTGCCGCAGTCCTCATCGCCGCCGTGCAGGACCGCATGATTGATCTTCACCTCCGGGTGCTGGAGCTTGTAGGCCATCACGTCGAAAACGTGTTCCCGCTCGACCGGGTCGGGTATCAGCATCTCGGCATGGGCCAGCCACGGTGAAATTTCACTGGCCGCAACGCCGGACAGGTCCGGCCGCGCGTCAATCCAGCGGTTGCCGTAGACCTCGCCATCGCGCGCCACTAGCACGCTCTCGCCAGCGGCGTAGGTCAGACCGCGCAGCACACGCGCCCCGGACGCCTGGCGGTTCTCATCGTAGCAGGTCGCGGCCTCGATCTTGCGCTGGTTGTGGATCGACTTGCAGTCGATGTGCCGGAACACAGCATTGAACGCGCCGCGCGTCATCTCGCGTCGGTCAATCATGTCGAAGTAGGCGTCATCCTCGACGATGTAGGCGAAACGTGAATACCATTCGCGTTTGGTCAGGCGGCCCAGTTCCTTGCGGTCCACCTCGGCCACGACCTCGGCGGCGGTGTCGGGGAACGCCTCGGTCGGCTGGATCGCCGCCGCGACCTTGGCCATGCGCTCGGCCACCAGTTCCTCGCGGAAGCCCGCCTGCACCGTCGGCCCACCCTGCTCGGCCACCCACGCGAGGAAGGCGTTGCTGTCGAGGTGCTCGCAGTGGGCGTGATAGCAGCAGAACGCCCGGTTGACGGGCGAGTAACGGCCCTCGATCTGGCCGTCCGTATGTTCGTGATTGTTCGGGCAGACAACGCCGCACCAGCCCTCGCGGTTGACCTGCGAGAGCACCAGCCCTTGGTCGGAGAGCCACTTGAGCACGCTGTCGGACCCGGTGTCGCGCAGGCGGATGACCTGCGGCCCGGCGCTGTCGGCGGGTGCTGGCGTGACGCCCAGGCCCTCGCAGATCTGCGGCAGCGTGTACTCGCGGTCGGGGTGGAACTCGACCAGACGGGCCTCGAACCCGTCCCGCCCCGGCTTCATGTTCGGGCTGCCCGGCAGGCGGCAGTTCCTAACGGCATTGGTGGCGCCGGGGTCGGTATAGCCCGCCTCGGCGATGGCCGTGATGGCCGCGACGAACTCGCCCTTGCTCGGCTGCTCCTTGAAGGCATAGCCCCACTGGCAGTTGCCGGGCGACGTCTCGACGACCCATGTCGGCGGCACGGGCGGCGTCTTGGACTTCGTGCCGATGTCGTCCAGCATCATGAACAGGACGTACTCGCAGTTGGCCGCACTGGCCGACGGCTTGCCGTCGGTGAAGCGGTCGATGATGAACGAGCCGGTGTTGATGAACCAGCTTTCGCCATCCTTGCGCTGGCGCGACGGCAGGAAGGCGGGCCATGTGTACTTCGGCGTACCGTCGCGGTGTGTGGCCTGCACGCCGTCACGCATGACGGCTTTCTGGCGCACGATCAGCGCGGTCTCGCCCTCGGGGGCAAGGCCGGTCAAGTATTCAAGCAGGTCTGTCATTGTTTCCTCGGGGGTTTTTATCGTGTGACCTTGCGGGCGTAGGCTTGGATTGACTTGGGGATGCGCTTCCACTTGAGGACGCCGAACCCGCCGTTGTGGCAGGCGGCGGCGCGGAACTGATTGCCCTTGGCACCGCGCCAACAGATCGCCAGGTGCTTCATCCCGGCGCTGGTCTGGGTGGCGCAGGACGCCTTGCGGATGTTCTTGTAGCCCAGCCCCGCGGCAGTGCGCGGCAGCACCTGCAGCGGCCCACGCTCGCCTGCGGCACCCACGCGACCGCACTTGACGCCGCTCTCGACGCGGGCCACGCGCAGCGCGAAGGACTGCGGCACGCCGTGCTTGTGTGCCATCTGCTTGACGATGACGGTGGCGTCCTTGGCCTGCGCGGCCGATGTGGCGATGGCAAGCGCCATCATGGCAATAACAACTCTCATGCTTAACCCTTTCCGTATCTGTCCATGATTGAGGCTTCGGCTGCCAGCGGCAGGCCCTCGGCCCATGCAGGCGGCGTGCTCATCACCCGCTGCATCTGTTCAAGCACGTCTTCGGGCTGGTCCGTTTCAATGACGATCTCGTCGTGGACATGCAGCACCACGTCCGGCAACTGCCGCAACGCATGACGCAGGATGTCGGCGGCGGTGGCCTGCGTGATGTTTTCGCACGCGAGCCCCTTCCAGAGCCGCGCGCGCGGCCACTGCTTGGCGTCCGCTGCGGGCTTCCACGCCGCCTTGGCATAGGTCACGCCGTCCTCCTCCAAAAGAGCATGAGGGTAACAGAGGACGCGACCGCTCGGCAACGAGTACCAAAGATGAACGCCGTCGTAATAATATGTAACGCGGCCCGCTACCATTTGTGTCTTCGGGTTGCGGATCGCGCGCGTATAGGCCACCTCCAGATCGAACCAGTAAGGCACGGCCCAGGCGTTGGCGCGGCGCCAGCCGTCCACCATCTTGCGCGCCTCGCTCTCGGGCAGCACGATGCCGTAGGCGCGGCCCATGGCGGCGAAGGCCCCAACGCCGCCGGCGAAGCCGCAGGCGAGCTCTTGAACCTTGCCGACCTGGCGCTGGTCCTTCGTGACCTCGTCGATCCTGCACTGGAACGTCGCGGCGGCGTTGACCTTGTAGACATCCTCGCCGTTGCGGAACAGGTCCAGCTTGGCCTCGCCGGGCTTGCCGCTGCACCACGGCGTGACGCGGGCCTCGATGGACGACCAGTCGGCCACGACGAACTTCTTGCCCTCGGCGGGGATCAGCGCCGGGCGCAGCATGGATTTGAGCACGTCGGTCACGCGCTTGCCGAATTGTGGCACGATGGCATGACGGCGCACCATGGCCTGCCGGACTAATTCAGGCTCGGCGGCGCATTTCCGGGGGAAGTTGTGGACCTGGAGGCCATACGACGAAGCTCGTCCTGTAGCTGCACCGCCCGCGAATACAAACGCACCCCTGACGCGACCGTCTTCATCATCTCCAAGCGCCGCTGCTCGCTCAAACTTCGCCACGGACGATGCCCAGACATCGTCCGCGCACTGCACCACTTCAGCGACTTCCGCAGGGACTTCATCAGGGTTCTCCATCGCCAGCAGGTTGGCACGCACGGCCTTGTCGATGCTGACCTTCGCCTCGCCGTCCTTCCAGACCGTCATCAGCCTGCGGGCCTCCGGCCCGACACGCTCCCAGACCCATTCCCTCATGCGCGGGCTGCGGATGCTGGTCAAGCCCGTGATCTCGCGGAACGTGACCTCGATCTCGTCCAGTTCGGCTGCCGCATAGGCGACCGCCGCCTTGGCCAGCGGCACGTCCAGCCGGACGCCCCGGTCGTTGATGCGCTCGTTGATGTGGTAGTCGGCCAGTTCCTCGTCGGTCAGGTCGCGCATGGCCTGCGAGAAGGCCCGCATGGCCAGCACGTCCTGCTCGCAGTAGCGGATCATCTCCTGCATCAGGTCGGCGTCCTCACGGAACCGCCCGTCTGCCTGCGGCACGGACAGCGCGCGGATCAGCGCCGCACCGCGGTGGTCCTTCTTCATGGACGCGCCCGCGAAGCGGCCCACGTCCTCCAGAGAGCCCGGCGCGCAGTTGGCGCGGGCCTGCGTCGCGGTGCAGTAGAACTGCGTCAGCGCAGGCTCGGGCACCTTGAAATCAGGGCAGATCACATACCAGAACAACAGCCGCTCGAAGGCGGCGTTGTGGGCGCGGATCTGTACACCAGAAAGAATTGCGGCCGAAACTTTCTGTGGAAAGGGTTGGTCAGGGGTCCATGTGATCACGTCTTCGTCGTCGAAGGCATAGGACATGCATAGCACCTCGGTGCTGGCGTCCTGCATGTAGTTGTAGACGCCGCGTCCCGGCAGGTCGCAGTGGCTGCGGGTTTCGAAATCAAGCCAGAGTATGGTCATGTTGGCAACCGAAACAACCCGCGCCAAGTCTCCCATGCGCGCGACACCGCGCCGGTGCCGGGAAACAAATCGTGCATGTCATCCTCAGGCCGCGCACCTACAACCTCAAACAGCCAGTGACACACCTTTTCCGGCTTTGCGCCCGTCAACCCGCGCCTCATCGTGATGTTGCAGTCCACCCAGTCGCGCATCACCAGCCGCTTGCTGACGACAGGCTTTCGCGCCGGTTTAACGATCACAGGTTCCCACGCATAGGCAACGGGAACGTTGCGTTTGAACGCTGCGAACGGCTTAACCCATGCCATCCATCTTGCGCCTGTACTAGATACTAGCGGCGCAAGCACAGCCATACTTGCAGGCGTCGCCGCTGCGTGGAGCACCCAGCCGTCAAATTCCGATTGCAAACGGGCTATCAGCGCGGCGTGGTCAACTTCGCCGCCGTAATCGGGGTGGTCTTTGTAGAGATGGGCGCAGTTTATGTATGGTGGGTCTGCGTACCCAATTTTGCGTGCGTCTGTCATGAAATGGTCGGGGCGCGGCCCCTGGACAGAAACCGCGCCCCTTGCCCGTTACGCGCTGCGACGGCGGCGGGTGGGTGTCTCCACCGGCGCTTCGCTCACGGACTGCTCGTCAGCCTGCCCATCGAGGCTCACCCACGCGGTGATGTCGAACACCGGCGTGAAGATGCGGCCATAGGACTTGTGCGTATAGTGCTCCTTCTTCAGGCGCACCACCGGCACGGGCTTGGACTGGTCCTGTTCGACCTGCGCGGCGATGTCAAGGGCCAGCTTCTGGACGGCGCGCTTGCCGCCCACGGAGGTGACGTTGTAGACGACCTCCAGCCCCTTGTCCTCGCCGCTCATGCACTTGAGGCTCATGCCGACCTGCAGTTCCCAACCGCGCTTGGCGTTGGGCGGTGCAGCATCGACCTCCGGCAGCGGGTCTGCCACCGGCACCATCTTCTCGGCCAGCACCTCGCCGTCGCCCCAGGCAATGTAGCCGTGGACGAACGAGAAGGGGTTGACCGCCCAGGTCGAGGTTTCCTCAACCTCGGTCTGATCGGCGCCGAACACCCAGTGGCCCGTCTTGTCCATCTTGAGGATGGCCATGCCGCTGCCGCCGACCTCATGCTCAAGCGAGCGCAGGGCCTTGGACAGAGACTGGACGGAGGGGAGCTTGGCGTTGCCAAAAGTCACGATGTCGTTCATTGTATTGTCCTTCCTAGACAAGTTTACCAAGGGCAGCCGTCAATTGACGACCAACCTGCAACACGGCGGGTCGCGGATCATCCGCGCTTGCCAGCGTGTTACCCGATGAGACGGCGGTGATGAGCCCTTCCGGCATGTCGATCTTGCGCTTCTTCAGCACCTTCTCGACCTGCGCCGGGCTCTTCAACTCCGTCAATTCCTGCGCACTACACCCTGCTTCGGTGAGTGCTGTCAAGGCCGCAGCCTCATTCGCCCACTGCCGGGTCGCGCGCTTGGCGACCAGCTTGTAGCCGGGCACCTCGGTTCCGTTCTCCAGCAGCGTCTGCGCCAGTTCCTTCGCGTCCTTGATCCAGCCCTCCAGCAACTCGATCCGGTCGAGCGCAGCGGCAAGGTCGTCCACGTTGATGGTCTTCAAGGCGGTACGCTCCGCACGGGCCACGGCGCCCGTCACCAGCGGGCAGACCGACTTGGCGGCGCACCAGCGGCAGTGGTCGCCGGTGGCCAGCGGCGCGTCCGGCTGCTCGGAGGCCCGCACGGCGAGGATCAGGTCGGCCTCGAACCGCTTGATGCGGGCGAGGTCGGTCGTCCACTTCTTCACAAACGGCGGCTGGACGATGTAGACGTCAATCGCCTCGACATCCTGGAACGCCCACCGGGTGGCCGTGGTGTGAAGAGCGGCAGCGATGTAGAACATGGCCTGCGGGTTCTCTTCCGCCTCGACCGCCACGCCATCGCCGAACTTCCAGTCCACCAGAATGCCGCGGTCGCCAATACGGCCAACCAGATCGGCGGAACCAAAAACGCCAGGGATAGCATCACCAAAGCCGACAACCTTTTCGGCATCAAATTCCATGGTCTTGTCGGGGTCGATCTCGTCAAGTGCCGCAAGCGCCGGCAGCAGCTTGCGCTCCAGCCGGTCTTCCGTCAACTCGATGCCGTTGTAGACGGTGCCGAGGAACTCCTCCGGCGGCTTGCCCGTCTCCAGCACCGCTGCGATGACGTGGTGCAGCAGCGTACCCTCGTCGGCGTAGCTGCTGGACGGCTTGGGCGGCATCTTCTGCACCAGCGCCACGCTGCCGGGGCACGCGATGACGCGCTTGGCGGTCGAGCCGCCAACAATGTTAGAGTGTTGGGCCATACTGTCGTCTCCTGTTGTTTCGTCTGTCGTTACAGATTTCTTGTTGACCTGTCAAGCGATGTTTGTTAGGAGATGGTCATGGGTGCGGAAAGCCAGATCGAGAAGTACTTCGTGCAGACGGTCGCGCGCATGGGCGGGACGGCGTACAAGTTCACGTCACCCGCCCACCGCGGCGTCAGCGACCGCATCGCCTGTCTGCCGGACGGCTCGACGTGGTTCGTAGAACTGAAAGCGCCCGGCGGGCGGCTATCGCCGCTCCAGAAGCTCTTCGCGGCCCGCATGAAGGAACTCGGACAGAACTACACGACACTATGGTCAAAGACGGAGATAGACGAATGGCGATTGAATTTGGAGACTGCCGCGACATCATGCGGCGCTGGGCAGCCCAAGGCGTGAAGGCGCAGATGTGCGTGACCTCGCCGCCCTATTTCGGCCTGCGCGACTACGGCGTCGAGGGTCAGATCGGCCTTGAGCAGACGCCCGACGAATACGTCGCCGCGATGGTCGAGGTGTTCCGCTGCGTGCGTGACGTGCTGGCAGACGATGGGACGCTGTGGCTGAACATTGGGGATAGTTACGCGGCAAGCGGCGCGGGGGGAAATCCTGCCGAGAGCAAGCATAAGAAGCAAGCTACTAACGTGGGCTCTCTGAAACGCGGCAGAAAGGCTCCGGACGCACTAAAGCCCAAAGACATCATCGGCATCCCGTGGATGCTGGCCTTCGCCCTTCGCGCTGACGGCTGGTATCTGCGCCAAGACATCATTTGGCACAAACCCAACCCCATGCCGGAAAGCGTACGCGACCGCTGCACCAAGTCGCATGAGTATGTGTTCCTGTTGTCCAAGTCGGAACGGTACTTCTTTGATAGCGAGGCAATGAAAGAGCCCGCAGCGCAACCTGTCCGTAAACGCGCCGACAGGTTTGGCGGAAATAAATATACCGGCAAGACAACTATGCACAGCGACGGCAGCATTTTTACGGGCAGCGAAATGCGCAACCGCCGCAGCGTCTGGACCGTTGCCACCCGTCCATACAAGGGTGCTCATTTCGCCACCTTCCCGCCCGCGCTGATTGAGCCGTGCATTCTAGCCGGCAGTCGCTTCGGCGACGTGGTGCTGGACCCGTTCATGGGTAGCGGCACAACGGCGGCGGTCGCGCTTCAACACAAGCGCCAGTACTTGGGTTGCGAACTGAACCCCGAATATGGCGCACTGCAACAGGAGCGGATTGCCCGTGCTATCGCTTAGACCCTACCAGAACGACGCCGTGACGTTCCTCTACGAGCGTGACCGCGCCATGATCCTGGCCCCGGTGGGCGCCGGCAAGACCGCCATCACGCTGCGGGCCATGGCCGAGATGAAGCGCGACGGCCATGCCAAGCGGTGGCTGGTGGTGGCGCCCAAGCGCGTCTGCACCGACGTGTGGCCGGTCGAGGTCAAGAAGTGGGCGCCCGACCTGACCATGGCGGTCGCCATCGGCAACGCGGCGCAGCGCAAGGCGGCGTTCGCGGCCAAGGTGAACATCGTCGTGTTCAACTACGACAACCTCGACAAGCTGCCGGAACTTGATTTCGACGGTATCGTCTTTGACGAGTTGACCCGGCTCAAGAACCCGTCCGGCCTGCGCTTCAAGGCGCTGGCCAAGGTGCTTGACCGCTTCAAGGTGCGCTGGGGCCTGACCGGCTCGTTCACGTCCAACGGGCTGGAGGACGTGTTCGGCCAGTGCAAGGTGATCGACGAGAAGCTGCTGGGCCGGGCCAAGGGTGCGTTCCTGCAGCAGTACTTCGTCTGCATGAACCGGGACTTTGGCGACTGGGCTCCGCGCCGCGGTGCGCTGGAGCAGATCATGACCCGCATCCGCCCGGCGACGTTCGTGCTGGAGCCTGGCGTCTACAAGGACAAGCTGCCGCCGTGCCATGTGGTCGAGATGCGCTGCGACCTGCCCGACCGCGAGCCATACGAGAAGATGAAAAAGGAGTTCGTGGTCGAGATGCAGGGCAAGGAGATCAGCGCACCGTCGGCCGCTGCGGTCACGACCAAGCTGCAGCAGATGGCCAGCGGCTGGGTCTACCATACGATGGACTGGAACGGCCCGTACCGTCTGCCGGTCTGGTACTCGACGCACCGCTTCGACCTGCTGGACGAGGTGCTGGACGGCAACCAGCGGGCCAATACGCTGATCGTCTACAACTTCGTCGAGGAGTTGGCGGAACTGAAGCGCCGCTATCCCGGCAAGCTCTGGACGCTGGACGACGGCGCTGATGTCATCGAACGCTGGAACGCAGGCAAAATCCCGCTGCTGGCGGTCCACCCCAAGTCGGCGGGCCACGGCCTCAACCTGCAGCACGGCGGCCATCACCTGGTGTTCCTGTCGCTGCCGTGGTCGCTGGAACTCTACGAGCAGGTGGTTGGCCGGCTGCACCGCAGCGGACAAGAGCGCGACGTGTGGGTCTACGTCCTGCTGACGAACAAGACCATCGACGAGCGCATCTGGGCGGCCCTTGCCGACAAGCGCGCCATATCGGACATTGCACTGGAGGAGTTGAAGGGATGACGTGGAACTGGCACGATCTGAACGTGGTTCTGACGATGCGCAACGAGGCCCAGGTCAAGGCCATGCTGGACGAGGAGGTCGAGGTCCACAAGCGTCCGACCTACGCGGTGCGCATTCACCAGCGATACTCGACGTTGCGGGCGCAGCGGGAGCGGAAGGAAATATTGGAGAAGATCAATGGATAGACCGATATGGGTGCGGCTGCTGGCGGTGCTGGAGCGCAACCCGGAGAGTACGACAGTGACGTTGAACCGCGCGTCGGCAGAGGAGATGCTGCACGAAATCAAGCGTCTTCAAGATGGCGGCTGCGCACGCAATCAGGGCCTGACGCAATACTGCGCGGAGGCTGCGGAAAAGGATGTCGAGATCACCCGCCTCAAGGCGGAGGTTCAGTGGCACAAGGACAACAGCGCCCGACGTGGAACGGCACAGGCAACCCTGATCCGAGAGATCACCCGCCTCAAGGCGGAGGTGGAGCGGCTGGGCAGAGACTACAACACGGCCCGCGATGCACACGACAGTATGCTGCTTGAGAACGACCGCCTGCGGAAGGCGCTGGAGTCTTGGGACTACGCTGTCCGTGTGAACCTGACCCCCTCTCAGGAGCAACCGAAGTGATCACAGCAGAACAGATACCGGATGAAGTGGTGGAGGCTGTGCGATCCCTTCTGTCTATGTATTACAGGGACGGAGAAGGGAACTGGATTTCCAAAGAACACGCCAGCGCCGCCCTCGCGTTAGGGCTGCCTGCATGGCCGGGGGCTGAAACAAAAGTTGAGGATTGGTACTCGCCACCCGACACAGTTCTCATCCTGCCCCTTCAGGAGACACAGAATGATCAAGGCTGAGCAGATACCGGATGAAGTGGTGGAGGCGCTGAAAGACGCAGCAAACCAATGGGCGATGTGGTTGACGGATGAAGAAGTCCGCGCCGCCGTTGCAGCAGGGCTGGCGGCATGGCCGGGGGCAGAGCAAACGGAACTGTGCGGAGGCCGCAGCGGCCCCGCCCTCATACTCTCGCTACAGGAGAACACCGATGGAAAGTGATTCTAATTGATGGCAACCAAGGCACAAATTGATGCGGCCATCGCGCATGTCAAGGCGGTCAGCCCGAACACCTATGAGGAGTGGGTCGGCGTCATCATCGACTTTGCTTGCATCGCTTGCGGTGATGATCCCACTCGCCGCCCCGGCGAATGCAATCCCGCCACTCCTGCTCCTTCTCAGGCGGCATTCTCTTCATTAGGAAGGGCAACGCTGCCTTGAACATGGCAGCTCCCAGGCCTAACCAGAAACCAGGCCGCTGGGCGACGAGAAAGCCGCCAGCGCCGATGCCGATCAATAGCGCAGCGATGGCGGCAATCTCGATCCAGTTCACTTCTTCTTGGACCAGACAGACCAGCCTGCGATAAACAGCGTGCCAATGGCACCGATAATGCTGGTCATGGTCGCGTTGTCAATCCAGCCCTTGGCGACGATATAGCCGCCGCCGGCCGCGAGGATCGTACGCACGATGCCCCATACCTGTTCTGCAGTCATTTCTTTGCTCCTGTCTTGGTGCCGGGGTAGGATACCCACGGCAGTTGATAATGAGGCCCGTCACGAAATTTGACCCAATCAGCACCTGCTTCGAGCGGCACCTTCTCGGCCTTCGCCGCCGCCTTCATGCGCTTGGCGAGGCGGTCGTAGAGCGGGAAATCCCAGCGCACCTGGCCCTTGATGGTGCAGGCCAGATCGACGGCGTGCGAGTATCCGTTCGCCGCCTTGAGGTGGCGCGAGCGCAGCGTCTTGCTGGCGCCTTTGGCCTTGAGGATCTTCTGCTCCTCCAGCGTACGGACGCCGCAGGTGACGATGAAGCCCGTTGCCGGATCGGCCCAGTCGGCAGCGCAGCGCATGACGACACGGACGAGGTCGGGGTGGACGCCCTTGAGGCGGGCGTATGAGGCGGGGGTCAGTTTCATTGGCGCGGCGTCATCTGGTTGAGACGTTCAAAGATCGTGTTCAGCGTCCGGTCGATGTGGGAAAACCCCTCGCGCAGGTCCGTCTTCATGTCGCGCATGGCGATGTTGAAGTCGTCTTTCTGGACGTAGTTGACCGGGATCTTGCGCACGTCGTCGTCAAGCCGGTCGATGGCATTGTAGATGCGGGTCAAGACATATCCTCCAAGAACACCAGCCAAGCCGAAAGCGATGTTGAAAAGCACCTGATAATCCACGTCGTCACCTTGCCATGGCGTTGCGGTTAGTTTCGGCGGAAACAGCGCCCGGCCGTAACCGCTGAACGTTAGCGGCGGCGCCCAAACCGCGCTCGCCCATCGTAATCGGTACGCTAGGCGGGAGAACTTCGCCACGCAGGATGCTGTCGTAAAGTCGGTTCACCTGTTGTTCGGCCATGCGGTTTGCCATTTTACGGCTAGCCATAGCGCCGCCACCAACAACCGCTGCGGGGATAGTGACGCCGCTTCCGGCCAAAAGACCGTAAATGCCGCTCAAGATAGCGCGGTCCATACCTGGGGCCATGCGACCGTAAAGCTGGAATAGCCGTTGCGATTTCGGGCCTCCAGCAGCGATGTCTTCAATCAACGCGCGCTCGGTTGGACTAAACTTTTTCAGCGCAGCTTCGTTCTTAGCCAAAGACTGAAATTTAGTCCTCGCTACGGTCGCAATATCCTTGTCGGCACTTTCAACGCGAATGTCATTCAATATGGTTTCGACAGTTTCGCTTTTCAGTTTGCGTCGCCACGTTTCCTTGGCAGACGCAAGCGTCTGTTTTGCTTTCGGAAGATTACCCGCTTCCAAAAGTTTGTCGGACGCTGAACCCATAAAATCATCAACAGAACGCTTCATGTTGCCAAGAATGGTGGCTTGTGTTGCGTCCTTGCTTTCCGCTGCTGCTGCGCCGAGACGCGACGACAAACCTTGCAGCCGCTCATAGGTCAGTGGTTGCTGTATGGTCTTCTCAATATCGCGCATACTGCGAATGACTTTGGTATGCTGGACCGGCGAAAACAACGGGTCTTTCTCAATGCCGGTAACAACATTGTCGATCAAAACGTCGCCTGCTGCTGGTTTGAACTTGAGCGCTTTAACTTCCGGCGCGTTAAACAATTGTTGCGCTTCCGTCTTTACAACCTCACTTGGCCTCGCCTCTAGTGCGGGCTTTACTGCGCGTTGCGCAGTCGTCTTTGTAGCCGCTTTTGCGTATGCCGGCGCGGTCATAATCGGGTTCGGCTCCGCAAACATGAGCATAGCGTTCAGTTCTTGCGCCAGCTTGCGGCGGCCCGTAACAGGCTCAAACTTACCGCCTTGCGTGGCGATGTCGTAACCTAGCGCGCCAGTCAGCGCAGACGCACCTTCAACGCCGAGCCCAACCGCGCCCGTTGCCAGCGTACCAAGACCACCAAGCGCCGCTTTGCCAAGCCCGGTAACACCTTCGACCGCGCGCGCCGCGGTGCCTGGGGCTTCGCGCGGCGCGTACAGTGCACCAACGCCTTCAGACAACATCTGGCGCGACGGCGCGGTAATTTCCGCCGTCACATCACCAAACGAATATTCGCGCGGTTTGCTGACGCCTGCGCGCGTTTCCGGTGTTGGAGGGCCAAGCTCCTGCGGCTCAACGGGGGCAGCGCGCAGCCGCGCAATCTCTTGAGCAAAACGCCGCGCGGCTTTTGTGTCCCCAGCGGCGTCTGCGTTTTTAAGCGCGGTTTTCAGTTGATCAAGCGTTGCCATTGGCGGAGCACCTACTTCGGCAGATACTTATTCAAAAGTTCATCTAATTCCGGGTCTTCGCCCGCTACCGTTGGTGTTTCGGTGCCGCCGCCTAACGGCGTCAAAAGTTGTTCAAACGCTGCGTCCATTTCTGGCGTCCATGCGCGCCCGGCTTTAATTTTGGCGTTTTGGATAAGCCCAATAAGGGCTGCGCGTTTATCTTCACGCGTGCCTTCGCGGTCCGACCATTTGGGGATGTAACTCTCCATCTGGCCTTCCAACTGTTCCTTATTGTATGCCGCGCCCGTAGCCAAGGTCAGCAAAGCATCAATCAGTTCGCGCTGGGCCGCCGACACGCGCTGCCGTTCTTCACCACGAAGAATGTTGGGGTCTGCAACACGGCCAACTGCCGTTTCGATCAGCCCCGGCGCGGTGGCTTCAGGATCGGTTGTAACTGCGGTGGCGATACGTTTTGCGGCGTCAAGCGCGCGCCCTGCGTTGTAGCCCGCCAAGCGCTCGCTCTCCGTTGTCGCCCCGCCGCCGCCTGCCGGGGCCGTAGGCTTCCCGGCCTTCGGCAACATGCCGATCTCATTGCCCGCAGCGTCGTACATGCGGACGTTGCCTTCCGCATCTGTTTCACGGAACGCCACTTTAGGCTGACCAGCGCCGGCTGCTTCGGCCGCCATCTTGGCCGCATCCTGCGCCAACCGCTGCCGCGACACGTCCAACTGCCCGCGCTGAATGTCGGCGGTCATTCGCTGCGCGGCGGTTGGCTCCAACTGCGCCAGCAACGTGCGGCCAGCTTCGTCCTGCACCAAACCCGCGCGGATAAGGTCTTTGCGGCGGCCAACGTCAGGCAGCGCGCGGATTTGGTCCAGTTGCGCCTTGGCCGCGTCGCGGAACTGTGCGGGGACCAGCCCTAGCGCAGCGTCAAGACCGGCATCGCTGGGGTCGCTGAACGCCGCAGCGATGGCGGGCGATAGCGCCTCGAGCGCCGCCGCCTCCTGTTCCTTCTGTGCCGCCTGAGCCTGCGCCGCGCGCTGCTGCTCGATGTTGTAGATGTTCTCCAGACCCGCCGTGCGGGTCTGTATCATGGCGTTCACGTCCGGCAGGCGCGGCTGCGCCATCTGGTTGCCGGAGAGGATGATGTTCGGGTTGGTCTGCATGGGTTACCTCGGCCCGCCAAACGTTGACGACATGATGCGCGGGTTGTACGACGACGCGCCAACGGCGCCGGGCGTGACCGTCGTTGTGGGCGTGATGGAGCGGAGATAGTTCTGGTACGGCAACCCGGCCTGATACTGGCCGTAAGCTTCAGCACCCTGCGTAGCAAGCCCCGAAATATTGCTCAGCGTATTGGTGAACGCATTGGCGCGTCCCATGATGCCCGCCGACTGGATGTTGCCCAGCGACGTCGTCAGGTTGCCGACGTTCTGCGCTGTCGTGCCGATGTTGACCCCTTGGTTGGATGCCGCATTCTGACCCAGACCGATGCGGTACTCCAGCGGCTGCAGCTTCTGCCGACGCTCTTCCAGATACCGCTGGAAGGCGTTCTGGTATTCCTGGCTGGCAACGTCCTGCCCGAACCGCGTGATATCCTTGAGCGTACCGCCGGACTGCAGGATGCCCCGCGCCGCAGCCGACCGCTCCAGAGCCTTCATGCCTTCCGACATGCGGAACTGGTAGCCGGGGTCGGCCTCGAACTGCGGCATTCCGAACGGCGTGTACTGCGAGGCCGTTGCGTAGTCGGCCAGCGCGTTGACGCCCGTCTGCCGGAACGGTTCCTGCAGCCCGATCTGCCGCTCCAGCGCACGCTCCTGCTGCGCGATGGTGGCCTTGGTGGCCTTCGTCTGCGCGGCGGCTGCGGATTTGGCTGCCTTAGCCTGCGACCGCCCGCCGAGAATGGATGATATGCCGCCTACAGCCGCAGACGCTGCAATTGTACCTGTTACGGGATCTGGCACGGCGGAAACTCCTTCAGATATTCGTGCAACGTCTCGCCATAGAGGTGCATGACGGTCTTGGCGTCCTTCATAGCATCCGCGTGCCCTTTCGTCAAAAGCACAACCAGCAGGACGAGGTCATAGTAGCCCGCCCGCCAAACAAACGACCGGGCGTCGGCCTGCCCCTGCCGCTCGGCGTCGTCGGACGCCTGCCACTTGAGCACCAACTGCGCCAGTGCCGTCTGCAAGGCCGCGGCGTTGGCAAGAAAGAACGGGTTGGCGGGCATGGTGACAAGCGATGCCCAGATGACGCCGTTCAGGTCGTCACGGCTGACAGGGTCGCCATCCGCAACGTCGTCTAGCATCTGGATCATGCGCCACACGTCCAGCAGCCACTCGACCGCCGCAGACGGCAGGTCGAGGGTCACAGAGAAGTGATGGCGCAGATCGTCGATCACGCCATACCGTCCAGCAGCGTCTTGAGCGCGTCTACCGTAAGCGCGGCGGCGATCTGGGTCTGCAAGGCAGCGTCGGCATCGCGGATAGCCTGACGCTTGGCCTCGGCTGCAGCAGCCTTGGCCGGGATCGTCGCCTCGATGTCGAGCGGCGCGAAGGCGCCCGCGCGCTTGGCGCGGCGGCGGTCATGCGCGATGGCCTTGGCTTTGCTCATGTCGTGTTCAACGCGGCTGTTTCGCAGCACCCAGGCGTCGCGGAACGTCCGGTCAGACGGGATGTCGGCGGCAGGGACAACTGCGTATACTCTGCCCGCCGGAACATCCTTGACCGCGATCTGCGCCAGCGAGAGCCCGCTGGCCGCAGCAGGAATGACGACCGCAACGCCGCCTGTGTCAGTGGTATATACGATCACGTCCTGCATGGTGGTTCCTATCGAAATATGGCAACGCTGACTGTGGTGGCGTCAATGTAAGTGTTCGCTACGTTAAACGTGTACACAGGGACAGACCCCACCGCAGTTGCTCCGTAAGATATGATGATGTTGTTTAGGCCACCGCTACGATACACAGCGCACGCAACACTGTACGAGGCGCTGGGCATGTTGGTGGTAAAGTTGACCCTGCTTTCGCCCGTGCCTAGGTCAGTGACGCTGGATACGTTGGCCGATGCCAGAATAGCCCTGCTTGACCCACTGAATACCACCCACGCACGCGCAGCATAGTAGAGCGGATTGCCGCCCGTCATGGTCATACCATTGGTCTGCAAAACCGCGTCAGGAAACGTGATGCCTGCGCCGCCGTCGATGGTGATTGACATGGGTTAGCTCCAGTTGCCGATGCTGGTCACCGCGCTGCCGCCGAGCGCCCGGATCTTGAAGAAGGAGCCGATGCCGACGACCGCCGCCGCCGCAACGCCGAGCGACACCTGCGGGATCAGCGTGCCGCCAACCGTGACGATCACGACGCCGTGAATGCGGGCGAAGGCGACAGTCGCGGTTGATGCCGTGGCGATGGTTGTGTTGGCGGCGGTGTTGAATGTGACTTGGCCGTTGGCGGCGGTTGCCAGCGTGGCCTTGTTGGCGAGCGACCACCAATACTGTGTAAGGGTTGCGCCGCCGCCCAGCGCGAAGCCGAACGAACCGGACGAACCGCTCATGCTGGACAGCGAAAACTGACACTCGAACTCGTAGGTGCCCGCCACCAGCGTGACCTGGCCGCTGCCCGTCACGTCGAACAAGGCTTGCGCCGCCGTCTGGCTGGTCAGTGTGTTGGTGGCCTGAAGCAGGATGAACTGATCGACCAGCACCGCGCCGCGCTGGGACGTGGCGCCCGTCATGTAGAAGGCGGGGTTTTCAAACTCGAACGTGCCTGTCGTGGCGCTGCCGAGCGGGTCGCTGGTGAGGGTAAGCTGAGACATGGTCGCTCCGTTACAGGATCACCCAGCGTGCGCCGGATGGGATGGTGATGGTGACGCTGCCGTTGACCGTCAGCGGTCCAGTGGATGACGCGTTCTTGCCGGACGGAATGGCGTAAGACGTGGTGACGACCTGGCTGTTGAGGATGAACACCTCATCGCCGCCGGCACCCGTAGCACCGCCGCCGATACCCGCCCAGCCAGACGCGCCGTAACCTTCAAAGGCACTGTTGGTGCTGTTGTACCGGATCATGCCTGTGACTGGCGCGTCCGCAATCGCCGTGCCTGCGGCAACCGTCTGCGAGACGCTGACCGTGTATGTGCCGATGCCGCCAGATCCAGTGAGGAAATCCGTGACGCGAGTGCCTGCGGTCACGCCTGTGCCGGTGATGGTAGCCCCGATGTACAGCGCGCCGCTGGTGACGTTGGTAATGGTCAGCGTCGTGCTGCTGATTTGACCCGTGCCGCTGAACGCCCCCGCGCGCTGGGCCGTTGAGCCAACCGGCAGCTTGGCCTGGCCCGTGCCGGCCATGTAGAGGTAGCCGTCGATGTTGACGGTCTGCGAAGCCGACAGCAGGCGTCCGCTGATCGTCTTGGACCCGGTGATGTTCTCGGATGCCGTGATCGTGGCAAACGCAGCCGTTCCCGTGAAGGTCGGGTTGCTGGTCAGCGCGACAGTGCCGGTGGCGGCCGGAAACGTGACGGTGTTCGTGCCCGCGACCGCAGGAGCCACCAGGTCGATGTAGCCCGATGTCGAGCCGTACAGACGAACGAGGTTGATGTTGATCGGCGGGATGCCGTCGATGTTGTCGTAGGTGCCGACCGTGATGTCGGTGCTGGTCTTGAGAATGAACTTGTAAGCGTCGCCGTAATTGAGCCAGACCTCGTTCGGCGTGCGGCCCGCTGCGTCGAGGATGATCGGGTTGGCGTTGGGCGTCCCGCCTGTGAAGTCCGTGTAGGTCGCCTTGGGCGTGGTGGTGCCCGCCGCATAGGTGAAAATCTTGCCGCCCGACAGCGGGTCGCCGTTGTCGTCGAAGAACTGTGCGCCGACACCGGCGAAGGGGGACAGGTTGACGGTCATGTTGCGAACCTAGCGTAAAACGGGTTGTCAGGCAATCTGGTAGTTGACGTTGAAGGCGTAGACGGCAGACGCGGTGTTGACGGCGTTCAGGCGAAACTCAAGCGTACCAGAGACCGCCACGACGGACCCGATGTCGCTGGCCCCTGAAGCCGTGGTAACGAACGTGCCGGCGGCGGTGGACAGGGTCAGCCCGTCCAGAACCGGGGGCGTCATGCGGAAGACCGTGTTGCCAGCCGCAGTCGGGTCAAGCGTAAATGTGCCCGTCAGCGCGACGACCGTGCCCATCTGGTTGGCAAAGCAACCGCCTGCCGTCAGCGCGGTGACGTTGGTGACAGGGGTGAAAACAGGGGTGAAAACCGTCGGGGTCGGCAGATAGGTGTGGACCGTGTCGAAGAACCGATACCACTCGCGGGCTGCGTATACGGGCGCGGACGGCGTCTCGTTCATCGAGACACGTTGGGCCGGGATTTGGCTGGCGTTAGGAAGCAGTGCCATTGAGGATCAGTTCCGCGCCCATGATGGTGATCTTGACCGGATCGGTGCCCGACACCTCATACACACGGTCGCGGATTTTAAGCGTCATGCCCAGCCGCCGCCAGAACGTCCGGTGGCCGTACTGGCCGATCTGGCCCATGGACGACCAGTGTTCGCGCGACCAGGTGTGGCCACCATCGTCAGACCACCGCAGCATGGCCTGCGGGCTATAACCCTGCCCGTTGTTGAGGCCAACGCCCGTCTCGGCGTCAAGCTGCAGCGAGTGGTGCGCCGTGCGGCGCAGGTTGTTCTGGCCTGTCGGCAGCGCCCGCCACGACCGCAGCCATTTCTGCGGTTGGTCGTCGTCGGCGTACACATCGAGGTCAAAGGCGTAGATGTTGCCGTTCTCGTAGTCGCCAACAATGATCTCGTTGTTGAAGTTCATCTGGCAGTTGGAGCGGTGGCGCACGAAGCGGCCATTGTCCCAGCCCGCGCGCTCATGCCACGCGCCCGTGATGGCGTCGTAGACCCATGTCGCATTGGCGGTCGGGAAGGTCAGGACGTAGAACTTGTGGCCTTCCTGCTGGTAGGAATAGGCCACGGCGTCGGAGATCGTGCCGTAACTCTGGATGGCGAACTCGATGGCGTGGGTCGAGATGCGCTCGCCGCGGTAGCCGTTGGCGCGGTAGACGATGCCGTTGCCGCGGGCGTCGGAGCCCAGCCAGAACAGCGTGTTGTCCAGTTTGGCAACCGAGTAGACGGCAGAGCAGCCCAGTTCGTTGAACGCGCCCTGGATGCGCTGGAGCGGAAAGTCGGCGGTGCCTGCGTTGTACCAGACCTCGACTGTGCCTGTACCAAACAGCCATGCCTCGCGGTGATCGACGTTGACCGACAGAAGCTGGTCCGGTGCGCCCTCGGCGCTGGCGAAGTCGAGCGGATCGACACTGGTGCCGTCCAGCAGGCTCGTCACCCAGACACGTTGGCTGTCCGGTTCGTTGAAGACGAAATAGCCGTCCAGATAGCCGACCGTGGATGCGCCGGGAAAATCCGGGTCACCGATAGGTGCGAACGCCCCGGTGCTCATGTTGTAGATGTAGCCGTCAGGATCGGCAGCGATGAAGATCTGCGTGCCGTTGTCCGCGATGGACACTTGGCCCGTGCCGTTGATCGTGCCGAGAAACGTCGCGTTGTAGGCCGTGTCGATCTTGTACAGCCCTTGGCCGGACACGACGTAGCCGTCCGAGCCCGTGATCTGCGTCGCCCACAGCCCGCGAATGGGGCCTGTGCCAATGGTTGCCAACTTGCGCAGCCCCGGCGCGCGGTTGAGGAAGGCGGGTTGCTTGCCGCCCTCCGGTACAACTTCGGGGAACATATTGATCATGCGGTTCGCCGCAGCGTTGACGCTGCGGGCGACGTATGCGGACCCCAAGATCGGCGTCTGCATTTAGTAGTTCCCAGCGAAGATGTTAAACCGCTGCCTGGTTGCAACAATGCTGTAAGGCAGTGCCATGATGTCGTCGGGGTTGTTGATGCGCTTGAGGTTGCGCTTGGATGTCATGGCGATGCGCTGCACCTGCCGGGACGGCTCCGTGCCAAACTCAGGCGCCAGTTCGCAGGCAAGGTTGTAGCGGAAGCAGCGCAGGTAGCCGGGCGGAAAGGCCAGATCGGTCGCCAGATTGGCGGGCTGGGTCAGTTCTTCAATCGAGACGACATGGAACTCCAGCACCTTGGTCGGCACCGGGTAGACGTACATCTCAACGTCGGGGTAGGTCATGTTGACCCACAGCACCTGCGGGTAGGTGCTAGTGACGGTTTTGACAGCGATACCGTTGTACTGCTGCTGGTTGATCAGCTTAAGGCCGAACGAAATGCCGTTGGACGGATCGCGGAAATAGGTGCTGTCGTCGATGGCGACAGGGCGATTGGCGACAATGTCGCCGGTTGGGCCAAAAGTGCGTGAACGCTCGCCGGGGGGCCATGACACGATTTGATCCTGCGTCGAAAACACCGCGAGGCGTTCCGTGTTCCACGACTGGATCATCTGGTTCATGGCGTTAAGCGCGTCCTGCGACGTTTCAGACGAAGGCGTTTCGCCTTCAGCCAGAACGCCCAGAAGGCGCAAGGAACCGTCAATCAGGTCGCCAGCCGTCGTCATGTCATTCGCTCGCTTCTAGCCGGGGCCGACCCCGGCGCCGGGGTTCGAGCATCACGTTATCCTGTTCCGGCGTGTCATTCAACGGTGCGTCGGGGTCAAACCGCGACCAGCCGTGCATCTCATCGTACTGCGCTTCCATCTCCATGGACGCAATCTTGACGCCGTGCTTGGGGTGGCGAAGATAGATCATTTTCCCTCCAGAAGAGGCGGGCGGCCGGAGCCGCCCGCCGTTAAGTTAGGCCGCGCGGTACAGCGTCCATGCGCCCGCCGCAGACTTGCGGGCGATAAGGAACGCGCCGGTCGTCACGGGGATCGTCATGGTGAGCGAACCCGTGATCGTCCAGCCCGTGCCAGCGGCGATGATCGCCGTGGCCGAGGAAGTGCCGAGGTTCACCACACGGAAGGTGAACGCCGTGCCCACCTTGTCCGAGTTGACGAGAACCGCTTCAAGATCGGCAACCGTCGGCAGCGTGTAGGTCACGGATGCCGCGGTAATGCCGCTGTTCGCAAGGATCAGCCCGTTCAGAACCTGAGCCGGGGTGAGCGTTGCCGCGGTCGTAACCGATACGGGATCGGGGAGCGCGTCGATGAGCGGTTCGTTAAGATTGCCGTCACCGATCTGGTAACCGCCGCCGCCATTGGGAAGTGACATGTGATTATCTCCTGTCTTTACCTGTTAGCCCCAGATGCGCGTGGCCATCTGCGGACGGATGGTCGAGAAGCCGTACAGCACGTCGATACGGCACGGCAGACGATCATTGTTGATGTCGTACTGACGCACGATACGCATCGAGATGCCGTTGTGCACTTGGCGGGAAGCCATATCGACGCCGCTCGGCATGATCAGGTCAGCCGTGGCGAAGGAGATGGCGTCCTTATGGTACACAAGGTTCTGCGGGTACTGGGTCGAAGCCGCGCCGATGAAGGTGACGGCCTTGCCGGTGATCGTCAGGGTGTTAACGGTCGCCAGAGCGTTCGACGGCGAGTAAAGCGCCGGAGAGACGCTGAGGGTCACGGCACCGCCAGCAGACGAGGTTGCAGCGGCAGTCACGACGAACTGCTGCAGCGCGCCCGTGCTTTCGCGGGTCTGCGGGTTGACGGAGAAGCAGTCCGCCACCGTGAAGACATCGCCCACCGTAAAGGTGAGGGCGTTGCCGGCGGATGCAAGCGTGATGGCCGTCGCACCTTCCGAAGCGTTGCCGTTGACAGTCGCGCCCGTGGCAGCGCGCGAACCAGTCGTGTGCTGCTTGATCGACTGCGACATGTTGATCTCCTCGTAACCGAGGACGCCCTCTCCCATCATGCCGTTCTTGAACTGGCGGGAAATCGTGTCAACGGGGTTGAAAAGGCCCTTCATGCCCTCGACCAGACCCGCGTTGGCCGCCGGGTTAACGGTGGCGTAGCGGTTCGGCATCATGGCAGCGTACTCGTTCAGCTTCTGCTGGGCCTGAAGCAGGACAAGCGAAGTGGACGGGGTCGTGCCGGGGGTGCCAACGGACGAGAAGATCGACTTGTAGGAGTTGGCAACGTCAGCGTCGATGGAGGACGCAAGCTGCGAAATACGCGGCTTGAGCACACGATCAGCGAAGTCGTCAAGCTGCATCGTAAGTTCGGCGGACGTGAAGTTGACGCCGATGTGCTTCTGGTTGGAGACGGTGAGCGTGGTGAACTGCTCGTTGTCGTCCTGCACCTGAAGGGCAGCGCCGTC